CTATTGCTGACATAATGTTTATCTTTGCCATCATTGCCATCAAACCTATAACATGGTCATATTGTCCTTTTAGTTGGTCAAAAGACACACGCTTCATAAATACAAATGGTGGAGTTGATAAAACGTTAGGTATGAAATCTAAAATCATATTACGTTCTGGGAATACTACATAAGTACCACCCATGTCATAGTATTCAATAATTCTTACACCAGCATATGTATTGTCTTCCCAACCTTGTTCTCTGTTGTTTTCATAAGACATAAATGGTGTAGCAGTATCTGGTGCTGCTTCTTCTGCATCTTCGTCTTGTTTTAATATTTGTTCTGCAAACTCAGGATAAATTTGTGCAAGTTTGTATCTAGGTATTCTTCTTACTACAGCCATTTCTCTAGGTTGTTGGTCAGGACCAAAGTTACCTGGGAATGTATCATAAGGGTCACGTAGTTCTGCACTAGGATAAAAGAAACCATTGGTATCTCTCTTTGTAGTAATTACCCAAGCACAATAACCATAACCAGGTAACCATCTAGCAGCCTGTTGTAATTGATGTAATAAACCTTGTTTGTCGTCATAGTTAGTAACAATACGTTCTAATTTTTCTGCACGCATTTTACTTCTAGCAGAATCATTATCGTTAGGTACATCTACTCTAACTTGAGGTATGCCAGATACTTTTTGTGCAAGTCGGTCAATACCAGACTGCAACATGTTAGGAGCTGGTAATAAATCAGCATCAGAGGTTTCCATTGTGTTACCTAGTAAAGCTTTTATACCATCAGCACCACCATTAAGAATTGCTTTAATTCTAGCTTTTGAAATTTGTCTTTCTTGTACTAACTTACCAGATGTAAGTTCAGAAGCATTTCTAACTATCTCTTGATAATTTTTTACATCTAAATTTTCTATGCCCATGGTGCTTCGTTCATCTCCGTCATTTTATAATCTCCATAACTAGGATTGTAGTCTAATCCTATGTCAGCAGCATGCTCTTTTTGCATACGCCTAAAAACTTTCATAGGAAACCAACTTGCCATAACTATGTCAGTTTTTTCCTTGTTTCGTTTAGAAACAGGCTTGCCATCAAAGTATAACAGTTGTTGCCTATATTTCTGTACTTTTGCATTAGATTCACCATCACCAGTAGGTAAAATAATTCTTTTGTCTTCAAACAAATCTGCCATAGCACCAACACCATAAAGTGGGTCGTGTTTATTTTTGCCAGTCAAATGTCCTTGTACAGTTATACCAGTACGTAATGTAAATTCTTTAATAGCAGCATCTTGTCGTATAGCAGTTTGAAATCCGTTTTCTTCTACTATCCAATGTCTACAATCATAATCATGTAACCATTGTGCCATTTGGTCAAGTGCAGCTCTTACACCACCACCTCGTCTATTTTCTAAATCTACTAAATATAATTCACCTCTGTACTGGTCTATACCCCATAATACAGATGCTTGATAACCAGATGATGCAGGGTCTAATCCAGCAACAAGATATAAATTTCTATACACTTGTCCTAGTACTAAATCAGGTCGCATACATTGGTCAATAATATTCATTGTAAATATTTGCGTACCTTCTACGTATGCTTGATTGTAATAAACCATTTCAAATGTTTGTCTACCACCTGTAGATTCAGCAGAATGTAATCGTGACATTAACCATTTAAAACTACGTTTATTTGGCCACAACATACAATCAGTATGTTCTTCTTCTAAGTGTTCTGGTATTTGACAATCTAAAGCATGTGATGTTTCTACAATGCTTGTAAAGTTATCTGATTCTAGTAAGTGATTATATAAATCATCAGGGTGCTGTCTTGACCCAATAACAACTACAGCTGTATGTTCCTCTTTACGACTTGATAGTGTTGTAGTCCACCATTGTCTTGTACTTTCTCTAGCACCAGGTTGCATAGTAGTTTGATGGTCTTCAATGTCGTCTGCAATTATTATGTCACAGTCACGAGATAGAATTTTACCACCTTTACCTACAGCAACCATTGTAGGTGATTTAATACCTGAAACTGTTCTAGTACCTACAGTAAATTGATTTTGTGACCAGTTTTTACCTGACCTGTTATCTGGTTTAAAGTTTGTACCTGGTGGACAATATGCTTCTTGTAATTCCTCATTTGTATCTAATACATCTAACACAGCAGACAATGCGTTCTTAGCTATATCTTCGTTACCACCTACCCACATAATACGTACGTTAGGGTTTTTGCATATTTGATATACAGCAAAGTGTATTAATAGTTCTGTCTTTCCATGTCGTGGGGGTGACAGTATTAATAATTCTTTACCGTTATCTATAGAATCTATAATGTTATTTATCCAGTTAGTGTGAAAAGGTGCAGTGTCATAATGTTTGCCTAGTTCGGTGCGAAAATATTTGTGTCGGAAGTCGGAAAAATTTTCTAATGCACTTTGTGCATCTGCTGATATTTCCCAATCTTCTGCTGCTATTGCGTTTCTACTGTCTATCTTGTAGGCAGCAAGCATGCGACTGACAGTAGCAGAAGTGCAACCAAGGAGGGAAGCTGCGTGTGCTACTGTCATATCGCCAGTTGCAACTTCATCAGCTATACCTTCGCTTACGAAAGCTCGGTAATGCTGTCCTCGTCTAACAGAAGCGTAGTCGCCTTCGTCAGACTTACGTTCTATATTAATAGGTTTTACGTCATCTTGCTTGTTGTAATATTTATCTCTAGCAAACTGTCGTTTTTGGCAGGTAGGAGAACAGAATTTGCGTTGCTTACCCTTTAATCTTTTCCTGCAGCCCTCAGCTATACAGACTACATTCTTGGGAGTATCAACCATTGTTTAACTATCTTTCTTTAGATGTTTGTATAGTGAGAATTATATGCTATAGTCAAGTTAATTACAAACACTTAACACAAGTATTTTGTTACAGGTGAAGGTGCAATCGGGATGCAGAAAGCTGCTCACTGAGTAATCAGTACACTAGAAAGACAAAGGCAGTACCCAAGGACACTAGAAAAGGTTAAGTCAAATCACATAAGCCTAATGCCCGCTCATGCCCTAAAAGCCAATTACTGACAGGGTTTCTGTACAAGATTACCAGCATATTTTTTAGACCTTACGTACTATATGTAAGACACCAAGATTAACATCTGCTAGTCAAACTATATATATACTGTATATTCTATACAGTATCCTATATTTTTGTAAATAGTAAGACATACTGTCTTCTGACCTTCTGAGGTCAGACAGTATGACTTCCTATTACATTAAAATATAGAGATATATAGTTATTTAACATGCCTTGTATGTCTAATGAATTATATATCTTTATGTCTAGAAGGTTCTCGAACTTCTGAGTTCGAACCTTCCGACAGAAAGGATATTATGAAAGTTAAATGTAAGAATAATTGCGATAATGATGCAGTATTAAATGCGTGGGACAATGAGCCAACCTTCGGTGGCGAATGTTCACAATGCGCATTTAATCTTACTGGCGTAGAAACTATCTGCACTGTATGTTCAGATAGTTATGACTTACTCTATATCAGAGATTATTGGGGAGGTCACTACAACATATGCGAAGTATGTATAGATGATGCTATCGAGCGTATGCGAGAATATCGTTAATAACTATCCTTCCGACCTATGAGGTCGGATAGTTATTTATATAGAAAGGATATTATGAAAAAATATTTAAGTAACTTACATTATCGCCATGCGTGGCGCCAAATGGGAGCTAAGCCACTTAATCGCATAGAATATATTATTATGTTATGTGATTATTGGCTTACGCCATTTAAAGCTTGTGATAAATGGACTGTTAATAATTTATATTATGGATATAGTGAATTATTTTTAATAAATGGTATAGCTTTAGGTAAGTATAAAGAAATAATTAAAAAGTAATTATCACTCAGCATTCTTCCGACCTATGAGGTCAGAATGCTGACTGATACTTATAAAGTATCTTTATCTATTTAAAAGAAAGGAATAACAATGGATAAATTTAATAATAAAAAGACATGTAATGTCTGTTTATATCCAATAGTCTATAAAAAA